CGCGCTGCGCTTCTGCCGGCGGAATTTCCACCCCGCCGAAGGCAGCCAGCACCCGCTGCAGAAAGCCGGGCAGCCCGCCTTCACCCATCAGCGCTTCAGCCTGTTCTTCCGTGGCGTAGCGGCCGCGATATTTGGCCAAAAAATCCCGCCCGCTCATAGCCAGCACCGCATCAGCGGCCATGGCGCAGCAATCATTCACCGCCCATTCAAATGGCACGTCCCGACGCTGTTCAATAAATTCTGCCAGCCGTTCCGGCCAATCGGGCAAGCGATGCGCGCGCATCATCCTGTGAAGCTCCGCGCTGGCCAGATGATTTCCTTTTCCGTAGTGGTAGACAGGAACCGGAAGCTGCCATCATTTGGATCACGCCGGCGTTGTTCCTTATCCGTGAAGCGCTTGATGCGCGCGCGGTCCCAATCCGCCAGCCTGTTTTCCAGCCGCACGGTGACCGTTGCCTGCTGGCCCATGGCGATTTCCAACTGGTCCATCCGGCCACGAAACACCACCAGCGCGCCGATCACCTGAAAGCTCGCAGGGTCAAGCTGCACTTCCCACACCGTACCCTTGCGGCCCTGATAGGCCTGGCCCAGGGCATAGGCCACGCTGTCACGCGGCACGCCGGAAAGGACGATGCTCATGCCATAAGCCCGCAGTTCCGCGCTTTCTTCCGCAACGCTGATATTGCCAAGCTGGCCCACGCCAAGGAATTCAACGCCATTGATATTGATCACGTCATGTCCGCCGTGGAAACGCGCGAAGCCATCCGGAAAGTCCAGTTCAACCGCAACCGTGCGCGCCACCTGTTCATCCGCAGCCGCCGCCTGCTGAATTGCTGAAAGCCCGCGGGTCATGCCAAGGCTTCCTGCATCGTGATGGTGACCTGGCCAAAGGAAGGCGCGCGGATGCTCAGCAGTGGCGCTTCATCATTTGGCAGCATGAAAACCCCAGAAGGTGTGGTGACATCCACGGCCGCGCCATCAGCGCCCGCGCGCCGGATCGGCGGACTGACCGATAACGATGCGATGCCGCTGGCGTCTGCGCTGGCATCTGCCAACACCAAATGCAGCCGGCGCCGCCCGCGCGTATCAACGTATGATAGCCAATCGCCAGGGCGCATCACCTGCGCCAGCGCGGTCCAGCCGCGCGTGGAAAGCGTGGCACCTGCCTGGAAATCGCCATTGATCACCGGCGTGCCGCCGCCCGCCGCACGGCGCGGCGACCATTGCGCAGGGCTGAACAGGAATCGCCCTGCCTGGCCGCGCAGACTGGCCAGGAAAGCCGCCATCAGCCGCCGATCATCGGGGCCAAGGGTTGGCCAGGTTGCGGTCAATTCCCACCGCGCGCCCGGCATTTCCAACGTCTGCAGCGTACCATCGAAGGGCGATTCATGGGTTTGCGTGCGGCCAATCAGCCGTTCCGCCGCTTCTGCCGGGCGGCGGATGGTTGGCATATTGATGCCGACCGCCGCCGGTTCTCCGCCATCCAGCGTCAACGCCTGCAGCAGCGGCAAAGCCAGCCCGGAGGCATAGAGCCTGAGCGCGCGCAAATGCACTGCCCTATCGCCAGCGCTGATCAGCACGCGGCTAATGGGATTGGAAAGCGTACCGGATGGGTCGCTGCCTAGGCTGGTGCCATCCAGCGCAGCCGCCATGGTGTTTGGCGCGTAAGATAAGGCCAGCCGATCAACCTGCCCATTCGTGATTGCAGCCGTGCTGAAGGTGGCGATGTTGATATTCGTGCCGGTGACGCTGGGCGCATAGCCTGTGGCGCCATCAGCCGTGATGGAAAGACGATTATTTGCCGTGGTGTCATCCGCCAAGACGCCGCCAAGATCACCTGATGCAGCTTTTTCGGCAGTGCGTTCTTCAATGTAGAGCGTCGCCGCGGATAGCGCGGTGATGGCGACTGACGATTCATCTGCATTGCGAGTGGTGACGGCAGGCGATCCAACCGGGTTTAGGATTGGGCTGGTGGCGAAAGACCCAAGTTCAAGCTGCGGCGCAGCAAGGCGGAAGGTCACATCAACCGTCGCACCTGCATTTGGGAAAAGTTGAAAAGACATATCCACAATGCCGGTAGAAGCGTTCAAAACCGCATCGGTAAAAATTCGGCGGCTGGCAAGCAGCGAGGTGGTGAGCGATGAAACATCCAATGATCTCTGCCCCAAAAACGCAAAACCAGTAGTGAACTCTCTAAAATAGAGGTTGCAAAGATTGACACCAGTTAGCGATCCGGCAATGCGTTGAATATAAAAAGATGAAGTCCACACCTGATTTTGCGCTGCTGTTGCCGCAAAAATCTGCGGCGTTACGCCGGCATTCATTGTGCCGCTGCTTGTGCCGGACAACCGCAAATCCACATAGGGCAGGCCATTTTCGATGCCAGTGGCCACCACGTTCCAATTTAAGCCCTCGCCGTTTCCAGGGGCACTCCAATTTGTCGGCATGGTCCCTGGCGAACTAGCCACCGCGCCGCCGCAACGGGAATTACCGACAAAATTGGTTCGCCGCGGTTCGCGCAGCAGGCCCAGCCGCGCACGGGTGATCGGGTCATGGTCAATGCGCCATTCGCCCGCCGCAGCTTGCACCAGATTGCCCGCCGCGTTGAAATAAGTGGCTTCACCAGTGCCGCCGCCAGCACCGCGCGGGGCGGACCAGCCCGCCATGCTGGATGGCGTGGCGGCCATGAAATCCAGATCGAGAAACTTGATCATCGGCGGCCCACAATTTTTGCGGCATTGCCGCCACGGTTGATCGCATCCAGCATTTCAGCCTGCGCTTGCTTGGTCGCGATCATCATGGCGGCACGGATTTTCTGATCCACTTGTGGATCGGCGCCGCGCGCATCAATCGTGATGGTTTGGTTAATCACCACGCCACCATGCCCGCCACCGGTTGCGCGCACGCCAAGCTTGCCATCGGCGCCGCGCTTCAAGGGCATGATCGCCTCAGGCCCGGCTTCCCCCATCAGGCCCATGCCGCGCGCCATGGGGAACATCGTGGGGGAGGAGACGATGCCGCCCGAGGCAAAGGGGATCACGTTGCCGCCAAAAAAGGCGTTGCCTTTGGCGGAACCTATTGGTGGCAGGGGAGTTTGCTGGACTGCGCCAGGATTGTAATTCGCATTTGAATAGCTGCCCACGCCACTCATCAACGAGTTCACCCCGCCGGTGATTGCGTTTGAAATTGCATTCGCCGCCGGCCCGGTGACGGCTGTGCGGAGGATGATGCGCGCAATGTCGCGTTCCACAGCCTTCAGAATATCCGAAAACCGCTTACCATCCAGAATCGCATCTTCGAAGGCACTTTGGAACGTCATGCTCATCTGCTGGCCCATGCGGTCCACACGCTCAGTCTGACGTTCGGCGCGTTCCAGTTCATTCGCAAAGCGTTCCGTGCTGCGCGCCAGTTCTTCTGTAGAAAGCGCGCGGACCCGCACACCATTCACTTCTACGCCGCGCGCTTCCGCTTCCGTCAGGCGGTCTTGCAGTTCGGCCAATTCCACGAGCTGGCGCTGATAGCGTTCATAGGCGGTCTCATTCGCCCGCAGCAGGCTTTGCTGTTCGCGCAGCGCATCGGCAAAGGGGTCGCGGCCTGTGGCGCGGGCGCCGCCCGCCGGGGCGGTCACTGCGATAGCGGGGACAGCGCCAGCAGTGCCGCCGCGCGGGTTAAGAATGCTCTCCGCTTGTGCGCGCAGACTTTCTTCTTGCTGGCGCAGCCTTTCCAATTCCGCGCGCGCGCCTTCAATCGCCAGGCGTTCCTGCGCAATCATGCTTTCGGCGGTTTCGCCAGTCTGACCTTGCGCCGTTCCTACCAAACCGGAACGGATGCTATTGCGCGGCACCGGACGAGATAGGCTTTGTGATCCGCGCTGTTCAAGCTGCTGAATACGCGCTTCCGCCGCGCTGATTGTGCCTTCCAGACGCGCGCGCTGTTCGGCAATGCTCAGGCCGAAGATCAGCCGGTTCAAGCCATCAATTACCGTGACGATTGAAGGCGCCACACTGGCGACCATGTTATTTGCGAATGCGCGGAAGCTGGCAGTTAGCGCCGCCACCTTATCCGCTGCCTCATCGGCCTTGGCGATCAGTTCCGGACTGGCGATGGTGCCGAAGCGCAGCGCCTCGGCCGTCATGGCCACAAGACCTTCACGGCCTTGCGACAAAAGCGGGATCAGCTTTTGGCCGATGCGGTCACCGAACATGGAAGTGACCACCGCCGCGCGCTCAGCCGTGTTTTCCAGACCACTCAATTTTTCGGCGATGTCAGTCAGCACGGCTTCAGTCGGCCGCGCCTGCCCTTCCGTATTGCGGAAGGCAATGCCAAGGCGGGCAAAGGCTTGCTCCGCAGTCTGTTCACCAGCCGCCGCATCGGCAATCTTGCGCGTCAGCGCAGCCAGGCCGCGCTGCAATTCCTCACTGCTGATGCCAGCTTGCGTGGAAGCAAGGCGTAGCGCCTGCAGCGCATCCGTCGAAACGCCCAGTTGGTCGGCCAATTCACCAAGGCCGCCGACCGCATCAATTGCATTTTTGGTAAAGCTGACCAGCGCGCCGACCGAAATCCCCGCCAGCACCGGGCCCAATAGCGAAAAGGCGCGCGTGGCCACCTGCGCCCCTTGCGCCAGCTTGCCCATTTCGCGGTTGCCAATCTCGCCCACAGAGCGCAGGCCCTGCTTGACTTCAACCGCGCCATCCATGGCAAGGCGGATGGCGACCTTATGCTGCGCTGTCGCCATCGGTCACCACCTTTCCATCGCTGGCCATCATCATGCCGGTGCGAATTGCCATCAGAAGATGCGCTGCTGCCCAGCCGGAAAAGCCGCCTTCACGCATCAGCGAAAGCGCGCCGGCCATGTCTATCGAAATGCCGTTCATATCTGCCTGCAGGCAGCCGGTTGCGGCTTGCCAGGCGACAAAACCTTCCGCGCTATGCGGCGCGTGCTGTTCATACGGGCATTTCTGCCCGCATTGAGTTTCAACCGCAGCGCAGCCCCGGCAGTATTCGGGCCCGTCGCCAAAATGCCATTCAGCGCGAGCCCTTAGCCGTTTCCCTCAGCGGTCACCACCTGGATCGGCTTGATGGCCGCATCCCAAAAAGCGCTGGCCATGGATTCAATATCCATTAGCCGCTCGGCTAAATCTGGGCTGAAAGGCAGGGGATCACCGGCGGCATCGGCGACACCTTCCCAGGCTTCCACGGCAAAGCGCGCCAAGGCTTTCGCCATTAGCACAAAGGCCAGGCCGCGCGACATATCGGGGTCCAATTCGCCGCCGGCGGCTTCCGCCGCTTCCCGCCCAAGCCGCGCCGCGCGGTGCTGCGCCGCGCTGATGATGGCCGTGGTGACGGGCTTCAACCGCAGCCGAACCCCATGCGGCAGATCAGCCCAATAGGGTTCGCTCGGCAAGTCCAGTTTAAGCATATACAGCGCCAGCCTGGTTGTTCCGCAGCACCACCGTCATGGCGCGCGTGGCCGTGGCGTTGAAAGCGGCCTGGAAGTCAAAGGTAGCTTCAACACCCGCCGGCCCCTGGATCGGGGTTTTGGCGAGCGACAAATAGACCTCATGCACGGTGAAGGTCAGGCTGGTATTTGCGTCAATCGTATAGGCAAAGGCGAATTCTGCGCTGGTTCCATTATCGGCTTGCGTCAGCAGCGTAGTGTTTTCAAAGCGCGTCGTGATCTGGCCGCTGATATTGGAAACACCAGGGTCAATGCCTTCCAGCTTGCGATCCGCGCGGATAGTGCGCACCATCTCAAGGTTGTTACTGAACGTCATCCGCGCGCCGGTCACCTGCGCTAGGCTGGAACCGCCGCGCGTGATGCTGCCCTGATGCTTGGAGAACCGCGTATAGGCCGCGCTGGTCGGCGTGCCGGCGGCCGTGGCGCCAGCGCGGCTGCTGCCTTGCGCCATGATGCCAATGGTGGCCTGGGCCGGGCCAGTCGGGCTGAAATCAATGTCCAAGCTGCCCGCGCGCGCACCCACGCAGACTTCAAAGCTCGGCACGTCAGGATGCGCGATTTCAATTGCTTGCGAAGGCAAAGTGGCCGCGCCAGTGACAAATGTGTGAATGAAATTCGGGCTGCTGCCCGTGGTGGTCGGCGCACCAAACAGCATGCGCAGCCAATGGCCGATATTGATCACGTCGATCGGCACCACGGCATTGCCCTGCACTGTGACCGTATCCTGAAACGGCGCTGCGCTGTCCCGGTTATTTCCGGCAGCCAAAACATCCGACTGGATCAAGGGCTGTTCCGCACCCAAATCAATGGACATGAACGGCATACGCAGCCAATTACCACCCGGCGCGGTGCCGTAGGTGGTTTCCTTGATCATGTGAATGCGCCCATTGGCGCCAATGGCACGCGGCATGGCTTGATCCTTCTATGGTCAGGAAAGCGGCGTATCAGCCGCGGAGAATTGTAGGGTCACGCTGAAGCGCGCCGCGCGCAAAGGCGCTGCGCCTTCATATTCAATATCTTCCAGATCGGCAGAGCCGACTTCGGCATATTCCACCGCGCCGCCCAGGGTGCGGGCGCTGGCGATACCATTGGCGAAGGCCACCAGCAGCGCATCCAGCGCCTGGCTGCGCGCATCGGCGCTTTCGCCACCGACAATGATTTCCACCTGCGCTTCATGTTCCATATGAAAGCGCAGGGGGGACAGGACGGCTTCAGCAACAGCGGTTTCGCCATCCCTCAACACCACCAGGCCGCCAGAGGGCAGTTTCTGCGGGTAGGTTTCATTCCGATCGACTTGTGGGCGGGGCGAAGGCCGGGCCGCCGCAGTGGCGCGCAGATTGGCCAGCAGGGCCGTGATCGCAGTTTCACGAGCGGACATTTGACCGGACCTCCTTATCCCATTCGGCCGCAAAACGGCTGGGGATGCGGGCGGACACAGAAGCGGCGGGCTTGCGGATGTCCAACTTCTTCGGAAGCTTTACCGCGGGCAGCATGATGAACATCGGGACCAAGCCTTGCGCCAGCAGGCCGCGCGCCCAGGCTTCGCGGCCCTTGCGGTTGCCGGTGCCCACTTCCGCGACACCACCAGCCATAAGCCGCGTGCGGCGCTTTTTGCCGGTTTGCTCGCCTTGCTTTAGTGGCAGGCACCAGACAAAGCCGCGCCCGGACTTGAAGGGGCGCATGAATGCCTGCTTGCTGGCCACCATCTGTTTTGGCGTCACGCGCATGCCGCCATTCGCACGGCCACGGCGCCCGCGATCTGCATTGAAGCCTGTGGGGATCGCCAAAAACTTCTTGCCGCCTTTGGGCCGGATCAGCGCGCCGCGTTCAAAGGCATCAATCACCGCCGGCGTTTTGGACCAAACCAAGCCCGCCGCGCCCAGGCTGGGCCGGCGCGGGAAGGTGCGCTGGCGCCAAGCATTGCCAATGCCACGGCCCTTTGCGCCAAAAGCCGCATTGACCTGGGCGCGCAGGGCAAGCTGCAAGTTGCGCGTTTCTTCGCCCATCACGCGCGAAGCAGCGCGCGCGCCGCCTTCCTGTTCCAGGCGCATATAATCCGCGATGTTGCCCTTGACCTGTGCCACGAATTTCATCGGCGGCACATCACCCGCCAAGACACCTGCACATCATCGCGCATGGGCTCCGCCACTACGGTCAATTCCGCGCCATCGGCCAGCACAAAGACATCGCCGACCGCAACGGCAGGCAAATCCGCTACCGCCACCGCCAGCACATCGGTCGCCTGCACCACGCTTTGGCCGAATGCGAATTCCGCCGCATCGGGGGCGGTGCGGATGGCGCGCAAAGCCGTGCCAGGCCCGGCGCCACCCGCGTAATGCGTCACCGCTTCCGCCATGTTGGTATCCGCGATCAATGCGGCCATGGCGGTTGCGAAGGCGTTCATGATCAGGCCGCGACTGCGTTTGGCCTGCCAAGCAAGACCAGGATCTCGGTATTGTCCCCGCCAGCATTGGCCGTAAGGCCGACATGGTAACCGATGCACCGGTTGCTGGCCAATGTGCCGGTGACACGTTTCGCAGTGTCATCCCAGAACACGCGCGCACCTACAGCGATGCTGCCGGTGGCCTTTCGCAACGTGAAAACGCCGCTTGTCTGGATTACCGCCGGCGCACCGGAAGCGGCATCCGCCAGCACCACGCCAAACAGATCGCCGACCAGCAGGCTTTGCCCGGCAGTCACAGCGGCAGGCGCCAGAATATCAATGGCATTGCCATCCTGAACATAGGTCTTCATGTGGATTGTTCCTTACAGGAAAATGGAAAAGCCCCAGGCGCCCCATGCGCCCAGGGCCAGGATCATCAGGTCGGCGCAACGCCTGCGTTGAAGAAGCCGCCGCGATAGTCAATGGCGCCAACCGCGAAGTCATGCACCACTTCCACCACCGTGCCATCCAAGCCCATCGGCTGACCCACGCGCACTTGCGGGACTTCATTATCGCCGACATAGCCATACACATAGACCGGTGCCGCTGCCGGATCAGCAAACAGATACCAGCGGTTGTTCGGGATATTGGCGTCCGAAACCACTTCAAAGCGACCCGCGAAGGCGTTCACATTGCCAGCGGCAGAGGGCACAACCGTAGATGACGCAAACTGCGCCGCCACGAATTCCTGAATGATGGAACACACCAGATAGCGCGGCTGAATGTTCAGTTTCATGCCATCCAGGCTGGACTGCGCCTTGATGGCATTGAAGCCAAGGGTAAGCGCCGCGGCTGTCACTGCGCTGGCGGTACCGGCCTTGTTGGCGCGACTTGCCGCCGTGCCGAACACCGCAGCGCTGCCTTCAGCCAAGGTCGGGCCGTCACCAGAAGCGCTATTTACCACGCCATAGGCAGTGGCATTTTCCCAATCCGCGATGCGGCGGCCAATCATGGTGCCAAAATCCGTAAAGGCGCCAAGATCATCATTCACCAGCATCTGGCGCGTGACAGCGACACCACGGGCATGGGTGCCCGGCGTAATCTGTTCGCGCTTTTCGCTGACCGTGCCGCGCTTGATTTCGCCACCTTCGCCCAAAGCCTGCAACGCTGGGAAGTCGCCAGCGGTCAAGAAGGAATGGGCCTTGAAGTCATTGAAGCGACGGCGTGCAAAGAACTGCCGATAGGAAGGCGATGCCAGCGCATAGCCCGCTTCAAGCATCTTGTTGCCGGCATTGGCCAGCAGCAGCGGGAAGTCTGAGCTGGTGTGAAAAGCGCGGGAAATCAACGCATCACGGTCACGCGAAGACACTCGCTCACCGCGCGCCTGCGCCAGTTCAATCAGCATGTCAGAAGGCCGCAGCTTGGCGAAATTGCGCCACTGGCCATCGCCCACCTTGCTTGCCACGGCCGGCATGTGCCGCGCGGCAATAGCGGTCGCCATCGCGTCCACAATGCTCGCCGGGTCTTCATAGGACCGCCCAACGTGGCTTACCGCCACTGGCTTCGCAGCCGCCACCTTTTCATCCTGCGCCACAATAGCGCTGAACAGTTCCGCGCGCAGCCATGCCGCGTCATGGTTGCCGCTGATGGCACGCGCTTTCAGCGCTTCCACCTGGGCATCATCTAGCCCACGCGAACGCGCCATGCGGGCGGGTTCTTCCAGGCTGGCAATGCGCGCGCGTTCCTGCGCGAGCACTTCTTCGACATTAACCGCCGGGGCGGCAGATGCCACGATGTTATCGCGCGCCTGTTCGGCGGCGGGGACCGCAATCTCGGTCATGCTCTCTCCTTCGCGCCGTGGCGCTCCGTTGCCTTCTGCCGCAATTGCAGCACCGGCCGCACGCACCTGCGCGCTGGCATCAGCCGGGATAGGGACAAGCGAAATCTCAAAAGGGGTCCATTTTTTGGCAGTGCGGACCAGCACATCATCCGGCCCGCGCGATTCCTGCCAATCTTCAGGTTTCACCGCATAGCCGACCGAGACATTGCGCACAATGCCATCGCGCACATCATCCAAAATGGTATGAACTTCCTCGCGCGCCGAAAACCGCACCTGCGCGCGACCTTCGCCATTGATGATCCATGCGCGTTCCACCACGCCAATCACGTCACGCAAATCATACTGGCCATGGGTATTCAGCAGCGGGGCGCCATTGTTGAGCCGCGTCATGTCAACGGCATCTTCAGTCATAGCAAGTTCTTCGATGAAGGGCTGACCGGTGCGCAAATCCATACGCCGCACGCGCGCGCCTGTAGACCATACCAGTTCCACCGTGCGGGCATCCGCATTGAAGGTGGCAGGTGCGAAGCGCGCCTCCAGCCGCGGGACTTCCAGCGTTTGAATTTCAGACATGTCAGTTTCCTTCAGGCTGCGCGGCGTCATTTGCCGCAAGCTGCACCGCCGCATTTTGCGAGGCGTCTTGCGCGCCGCCAGACTTGGCGACATAGCGCGGGTCAGTATCCAAAATAATCCCGAGGCTCGAAGCCTTTTTGTTTGCCTTAGCAATCTTGCCCATGACATCATCAAAGTTTGATCCAAACATGGCGACCGCTTCATCCTGACTGATAAAGCCAGCACGAACCTGGTCAATCAATGCCTTCGTATCTTTGGCCGGATCAACCATTTCAGGCGCGGGCGGAACATGCGTTGGCGCAACAAAATCTTGTGGGAAAATCCCAAGCAACGCGCCTTGGGCATGAAAGCGCCGCGCCACTCGGGCAATCATCATCGGAATCAACATCGTGTATTGCACTTGCTCCAGCAACCGTCGAAACTCAATCTTGCCTGCGCGTAAGCTGGAATAATTTGCCTGAGACAGATCCCCCGAAACTTGATCATAAGTGAGGCCAGCCCCAACCGATATTCCCTCAAGATGGCGACGGGCATAGCCTGCGTGATCGCCGCCGCCAGAGGGATTGATCGTTTCAATAGAGCCGCCGCTGCGGCGATACAAAATCTGTTGCGGCTCCAGATATTCCACAGCATCGCCCGCGCCATTTCGCAAGACATCGCCTGTAATGGCTTCCTCATCATCGCCCGTCACCACAAGCGCAAGGCAGGCTTCCACAAAAGCCTTTTTCAGCAATGCGCTTTCATATTCGCCAAGATCGCGCAATTGCCACAGCACTGGCGCCAACCACGAAACGTCACGCAACTGGCCAGGCCTGCGGCGACGATACAAGTGGATTATATCATCAGCCGAAACGCGAATCCGGCGCGCATCAGCCCGGCGCAGCAGCGGGAAATCATCATCATCTTCGCGCAGATGGAACGCCACCTTGCGCCCGCGCCGATCAACCTCTACCCCTTGAATAATGCGGTTGCCGTTCGGCGCCATCCCGGTGTGGTGCCAATCCAGCCGGTCCGCTTCCAGCACCTGCAAAGACAGGCCCACGGGGTTATCCGCCGAAGGCCGCACCGCGCGCATCCAGATCAGGCTTTCGCCGCTTTCAACCACGGCGCGGAAGGCCAGCGCCTGCAAACCCGCCCAATCAACTTCGCCTTCCACATCGCAGCCAGGCCCAGCTACCCAT